CCGCCGGTACCGGCGGGCACGACCATATTGAACAGGGAGGTCAGGACGCCGGGGGAGCAAGCCCATACGGCCCTCTTGAGGCTGGAGGGGAACATCTTGCCGTACATGTTGGTGATGTCTTTCCACGCCAGGTCGCCGGTGACGTTGCGGGTCGTCGAGATAAGCGCCCCGGAGTTCAGGAAGCCAAACAGCCTCTCTGCGCCGTTGCCTGTTATGGCGTCATAGTCCTCATCGAAACCGACCGCCTCGCGTCCCAGCTCGCCGAGCAGGGGCATGATGGAGATGGGCGAGTCCATGAGCAGTTCGTTTGAGACCTTCCAGGAAGAGGTGTATTTCTTGGCGACAAGCCTCATCTGGCCGACGGTAGGATCGCCGGTACCGAGGGACCCGGCCTCAGCGGTGGCGGTGGCTTTCATGCCGCCGTGGATGGTAGACGCATGGGTCGTGTCAACGATCTTCGGCCACCACAGGGTATCGGTAGCCATCGGGACAATGCGGGCACGCGGCCTGACGAGCTGGTCCTCGATGATGAGTTTCAAGAGTTCAGGGCGGAATTCAACGGGCACCAGGAAGCCGCCGCTGGAGCCGGTGGTAACTCCGAGAGCTTTGGTCAATTCGTTGTTGATGCCATGCTGAGCGCAGTAGACGGCCTTGATGTAATTGCCGGCCACTGAGTAGAAGGCTTCCTTGACTGCCGGAGCCTGTTTTTCAAGAGGCAGGGTGTTGTTATAGCCCTTGATGTGCCAGGGGCTATCTGATTCCTCGGTTCCCATGCCGGGGTTGAACTTGCGCGACTTCATCGCTTCGTTGGCCCATTCTTTGACGGACTCTTTCGCGGCGCTGACGGCCTTGCCGGTCACGTCCTGAGAAAGCTGGTCCAGCTTGTCGGTGAAGACTTTGGTTAACTTTTCGATTTCGGTTACTTCGGGCATTATTTTTCTCCTAGTTTAGATTCGACTGCTTTGATTAGATTCTTGAGAGCTTTTGACGTTTCGCTCTCGGATTCGACTGACTTTTCGGGTTCAGGTTCCTCCCCACACATTGCGGACAGGCTTTCAAGGCACCCGGTGAGGGCTTCGGTGTTTGTCTTATGGAACTCGTTGTGCGCCTTGTGGTGCGCCTTCATCCCATCGAGACAATTCTGAACCTCTTTGCAGGCGGTCTTTATTGCTTCGGTGGTTTTCTTTGGCATGGATTTATCTTGAACAGGAATGTCGCTTCCTGTAAGGCGTTTCAATGTTTCCATGAGCTCCTTTGCGATCGGGGTATTCTTTTCATTCAATCCGACTTCCCGGATAGAACACAGGACGTAATCAAGCTCATCGGCCAGCGCGTCCTGGGTAAGCGGCTCGGTCTTGTCTATAATCGGTGCATCCCGGATATCCTCGGCCAGGGTTTTGGTTTCTACGGCCTCAAAAGACTTCTTTACAAGCCGCATCTCTTTAAGGGAGATAACCTTCGCGCTGCGGGCCTGCTGCAGGGCATCCGGGTTAGACGGAACAGGGACCGCGGAAGTTTCAAGCATTTCCTGTTTGGTGTAGCGTTTGCGGGGATCTCCCTCTTTCTTGCCGCCGGTCTCCCACTCAATCGGGATGAATCCGACTGACACGGCATTGAGGAAACCGCCCTGGTAAAGGCGGTAAACGATATCCGCGAATGGGTAGGTCTCGGCGTCGGCGAACTCCACATCCTCTATCACATTGCCGTCCGCCACACTAATTGCAACGACCTTGCCGATCGGTGGCTGGTCGTACTGGTGCGCCCACATGAAAACAGGGTTCTTCATGAAGTTTTCAAATACCCACCCGTCGGCACTGACAACCTCCCCGTCCCGGTCACAGGTCTCACAGGAGGCCACAAACCGGAGCGTCCTGTTTTGCCCCTCGACGGCCTTGACCTGCACAGAATAAGACTTGATAATCTTTTCGATTGCTTTAGGCATGTTTTAATCTCCTAGTCCACATTGGCCAGCCAGATACATCTGCAGTTTGGGTGCAAAGGCAGAACGCCCTCAGTGTCGTCAAGTTCCTCGGTGTCGCCGTCCATCGAGTCGCATTCATCGCAGTCTCGCTCGTCGGATGCGGTGAACCATGTTGCAGTTGAAACAACACCCGACTCCCGGTATCCTTCGATGGCGCCCTGGTTGCTAGCGCTCATGACTTCTGTCCGGGCAACTTTAAGGGCTCGCACCTGGTCGAACCCATCAAATAAAGCGCTGATAAGGTTGGCTATTTTGTCTGCACCGAAGCCGTCAGCGTAAGCCTGCGCGATTACGCCAGAAAGAAGAGTTGCTGTTTCCTCTGAGGTCTGCTCTGCCGCCCATCCGAGCCGGGTCTGCAGCCAGCGTAGCGCCCGGGCGTTCAGTATCTGAGGTATAGGCGTATCTTTGTGGGGTGTTCTGGGTTCAACGAGCTGCATGCCCTTCTTGATGGCTGCTAGCAGGGCATCCTCCAGAGGGTCCTCGATAAATGTCTGATAGTCTTTCTTGGCCTTCGAGATGTCCAGCTCCGGGCGGGCATCTGTTTTGAACTTTGTTAAAACGTCCTTCTTTTGCGACTGCCAGACTTCATGAAGCGCGGCTATTAGGATTTTCTCGTGCGCCTCTGTACCCTTGACGTAATCCTTCCAGTAAGCGTCCTTCTCCTCAATAGTGGCTAAAATATTCTTTTTTTTTATCTCTTTAGCAGCGTCTGCAGCAGGAGGAATGGAGTCATTGCTCAAGGATGGCGGAGGAGTATAATACTCATCTCCCAGCTCCGTCTTGTCCGGGTTAAATCCCATGATGTCGCGAGCCTCGTTGCGGGTGATAACTCCCGCCTTGAAGCCGTCGATAGCCGTATTCTTTTTAAGGTCCTGGTTCTCGGGGACAGGATCGACAAAATCCATCTCGAGGGTTTCCCCGTCTTTCTCAAAATCGGGGACAAGAAACTCATTCTTTTTACGCTTAAAGAAGTTGAGCAGGGGTTTGAGTGTCCATTTCGCGTAGGTGTATTCGGCGGTCTCCGCTATGGACCTGTTCGCATTCTCCGCAACACCGATCATAGTCGGAGGCAGTCCGAATCCCCCCAGTGTCGCATCGCGCGTCCATTTGGCCAGGCCGACGAAGTCCATGTCCTTCTGAGAGATAGTGGCTTCTTTCACGTCCCAATCGCCCGAAAGGAACAGCGTCTCGAAAGCGCGGCCATAACCCTGGTGTTTTGATTTCAGTTTTTCGACAAGCCGGTCAACCTCTTCTTGTGTCGCTCCGTTCTTGTTCGAAATGATGAGCCCTGGAACAGCCCCGCGGAGAAAGAAGTTTCGGTTGTGCTGGCGCATATAAGACGACATATCCAGCTCGAGTCCGATCGCCTGTGCAGGGCCCACTCCGTCGTAGATATTCCACGGGTCGGTATTGATATAGGGGATCACTTCTCCGGGTTCGAACGTGACTCGTTCGCCGTTCCGTTCGTAAACATAGCCTTTGATGAACTCTCGTTTGTCGGGGACCGGTTTCATGAAAGGCGAGGGGATCAGCCATAATTCCTGCTTTCCCATGTTGTACTGCTTGGCCTGGTAGGCTTTGCCGGTGAGCAGATAGAATTTGCACAGGATCTCTTCGAGGTCTTGCCCGGACTGGTAAGGATTGGGGCGGGCCATGAGGTCTAGGAGGGGGTGCTGCAGGATTTCCTCGCGCTCCCCGGTCTTGTTGTCTTTCTTGTAGAGCTTCCACTCGGTTTCGGCATAGGACTGAGCGATGCGAGAGACTGCAGCGTGCAGCCAGCCGTCCTCTCCGTAGGCTTTAAGAAATTGAGTCATGTCCTGGCGTCCAGGAGCGGTGTTGAAGTTCACGACGCCGGAGCCGTTGTTGTATGCAATGGGCGCTTCTTTCTTTTTTGACCACGGTAAATTCATAATTCACCCTTACGCATAAAAGATACCGATTTGGACGCCGCCCACTTTTCCGAGAACTCCGTACCTTCTCGCGTCCATGATGTGTGACCAGTTATGCGCCGTTTTCTCTGTCAACTTGCCGTCTTTGTCAGCGATGTAGCGGAAGTTGCGTTGTTCTTTGATGCCGTTTAACGAGTCTTTCGTCCAGAATTGTTTATACTGACGAAGTTTTTGATGCCCAAACTCTACGGATCCTTCGCCCTTGATGCATGGTTTGATGTTCCAGCCGAGCCGGTGAAGTTCTTCGATCGACTTCGGTTCAGCAGAATCTGCAAAGATCTCGTCGTAATGTTTTTTAACCCCGGCCTGTTCCATCTTCAAGGACAGATCTTGATTCGTGAGGTTCTTGGCGTAGATTATTTCTTGAGAAAAGACCTGGCCGAGTTCTTTGTCGTGTGCAGGGATGATAACGTTCTTTACAAGCGCCGCCTCGTCGCCGGCAAAACCAAAGTCAAGGCCGTATGCGACCTGGCCATGTTCCGGAAGGGCGTCCACGATTTCAAACACAGGATAGACGAGCCCCTCAACCCTGCCGAGTTTTCCTAGCCCGTAGACGTTCCACCAGTTTGGGTCGGAGTCTTTGTTTGACTCGATGTTCCTAACCACCTCCGGCGGAAGGACGTTCATAGCGTCCAGATAGGTCGAGTGGATGTACTTGTTTTCGGGTTTGTTTAAGAGTTGTTCATGCGCCCAGAACTCGCTTACAGGGTTCCAGTCCAGGAACGTGAATAGCTTGGTTCGTATGTCTAGTTCTTTAAAAGCGTCATAGCCGACGTTATTAGCTTCGTTGATAAAGAGAACATCACGCCTACCGCCCCTCATCTTGGAAGGCTCATCGGCTGAAAAGAACTCTATCTTCCCGTTGCCGAAGTCGTAGACGTGTTCGCTCATGTTGTACCGGGGATTGTTAGATGGCGATTCACCCATAATCGCAAAGAAGTCTCTCATCGCGCCCCTTCTCAAATGGGGCAGGGACTCGCTTACAACCGATACAAGAGTCGGTGTAGTGGCACTACGGGCGATTAAAATTAAGACTTGAAGGATTGAGTACGTCTTTGAGGATGATGTGCCGCCTTCGTTTAAGGCGCGGCGCCTGATTCCAGAGTTACGGGCCAGCCATGCAGCCCCGTTCTGCACATATATCGAGGTTGTGTCGAGCTTCACTATTCACCATTACAAAGAGCTTCCGTTATGGCTTTCGCTTCCTGGCTTACCACGTTTATCGTCGTCGTATTTAAGGACTGCCCGTTGGTGGTTATATCAGCCGTGTCCTTTACCTTGCCCTCGACACGATCTAACCCCTCTTTAATAGCCGTTAAGTCTCCCCGGCCCATCTTGGCGAACATGGCGAGCGCGACGATCATGGCCCCGGTCGGTTTGCCCTTGACCCATTTCGCCTTGACCTTCTCTGGATCGCCGTTAAGCAGTTCGGCCAGGAGCGATGTGACGCAGTGAATCTTGGGCGGGCGCCCGTGGGGGTTGCCCGTTTTGCCCTTTGGGAAGGGTTTTCCTATGATTCGCTGTTTTACAGCATTGTCAGACATCGAGTTTAACTGCCTTTTTACCTGTAAAATCTTCCCAGCGTTTTATGATTACGTCGCAGTCAGTCCAGACAAGTTGGGCTTTCGCTCCGCCCATGAGCTTCTCAAGGTCTGTGATAATTAAAGCATCCCCGCACAATAGCCTATGAGTTCCGAGTTGCCACAGGTCTCCCGTCTTGCAAATTGTCTCTACGTTCTCAGGGATAGCGTCATCGTCTGTCAGACCTTCGCATGGCACGTGAAACTGCGTCATCAGCTCTTCGATTTCTTTATCATCGAAACCCGTGACCTCGATATCAAAGGCGCCGGTATTTATCTCCTCGAGCAAGTCCTTCAGCCGGGGCAGGTCCCACTCGCCGCTGATCTTGTTCAGCGCCAGATTGAGCGCCTTCTCTTTGGCATCATCCAGATCCACCACCGATACCTCAACCTCGGTCCGGCCCAGGTCCTTCAGAACTTTAAGCCGCTGGTGCCCGCCCACGAGGTTGCCGGTGGTCTCGTTCCAAACCAGAGGTTCCACGCAGTCAAACTCGGTCAGCGACTTCTTGAGTTTCTTGTACTCCGGGTCGGATGGCTGGAGGTCTTTACGCGGGTTGTAGGCCGCCGGGTTAATCTTTGAAAGAGGGATGGTTTTAAGTATCATAATTTCACATTTTCATAATTGGGGGCTCTGAAAAGGGAAGGAGTAACCCCGAGCCCGATATGCGCCGGGGAGATGAATCCCGACGCGCCGCAAGGAGGTAGGGCTTTTTGGTAGCGGGCTTCGGAGTCGGACCGAATCCTCAAGGGTTATGAGCCCTGCGACTTAACCGCTTGTCCTGCCCACGTTGCAAAAGAAAAGAGCCAGTTTACAGACTTCTGACTCCTACATCGTTAATTCTATCACTTTTTGTCAACATAATACTAGCCCCTTGTTTTTGTTAGTATGATTTATACTACCCTCTCAACCTTTCTCGAATAGTTCCAATGCCCCTTGAAATTGGAGTAACTTTGCACCCTGCGGTCTTTGCCTGAGATGTAGGTCAACGCGATAAGAGCCACATCGGACAGACCGTCTATGTCCCTGACCTTGCCCCGCTCTATCTCCTGCAAAAGCACCTTCCCGTCATGCTTGGTCAATGCGAGGCGTTTATTGATTTCGCCTATGATGCACCGGCATTTACAGAATCGCCCTTCTGCTTGAGCCTGGTGGCCTTGTGCCCCGGCTGCAACCGATAACCCAACCCTGACTTGCTCTGCCCATCTCTTCTTGCCTGTCTTTTCATCGTCGATAAGTACATCCGTCATGTACTCGCCCTTGTCATTGTTCACGGGATCTACTTGAGGTTCAGGGGGCCAGCGGTCTGCTTCAAAGTAGTCTGCTTCCTGTAACGCCCAGAATGTTTGAGTGCGGGTGTGCCGGAAGATAGTGTAACTGTACCAGTGAATCATAAGCACACCTCACCGCCGAGTTGTTGATGGGTAAGTGGTAATCATTTTATGTTCCTCCCACTGGTCAGTAAATGCAGAATGCCCACCGAAAAACATACTTGATAGTGACTTTGTTTTATTTGGGCACGAATATATTATCTGCCAAATAGGATCGCCAGATATAGGATTATAAAGCGCAATATAACTTTTCAAGTGTTTCATAAGCGCACCACATTGAATACAATAATAATTCTTCGTTGGTGGATAAATTTCAACAGCCATAATCCCTCCTACACATCATAGTCGATCACCTTGAACGCCCCGTTGCCGTGAGCGGCCCACTCGCCGGGCTTCAGCTCCTTGGTCTTGAACCTGTTGTGCAGGAGCCCGCCCTTGAAGCTCTGCGCTCCCACTCCATGCCAGTTGGAGCAGCCCATGTTGACGCAGCGCCGCCCCAGGGACGCCTCGAGAAGCGGGCCGCCGCACCCGGGACAGGGCGGATAGACTGACTCAACCTGTCGAAGTTTTGGAACAGTTGGAGCCCTGCGCTTCGGCCTGCCAGCGCCCCTTGACGGGATGATTGCGGGATGCTTGTTCTTGCTGCCTATCGGTCTGCCCATGAAACCTCCTTAAAAACAAAAAGGCGAGCCGAGACGCTATGTCTCTAAGCTCGCCCTATCGGTTCCGACCCAGGCTAACTAACTAAGTGCTTTTAATATCTCTTCCAACTTGAAATTAGCCTCCGGTTTTTCCTTGATTTCGACTATCTTCCCAGCTAGTATTGTCAATTCGAAATTCAGCTTTCCGTACTGCAGTCCGTTACTTATTGCCTTGTCCGTGCGCTGTTCGATGAATTTGAGCAGCTTTTGTTCCAATTTCCCTCACTTATAATTATGTGCCTATTTGTGCCTGATTCGCAAGAGTTTTGAATATATTTTCGTTCAGCCAGTCGCTTGGCCTGAAAAGAAAGTACTCGCCGCCGCTGTTACGCCACGTTATCTCCCACTCAAGTTGTTCGGGCGATGGTTTCCCCTTCTCGCTTTTACACTCGATGGCCACAATGCGGCGCTGTGCGGGGTTCGCCATGAGCAGATCGAAGAAGCCCTTGCCATCAGCTGATACCGGCGTGCGATAAACCAGGGCGCCGTGCATCTTCATGAGCGCCGGTCTGAAGTGGGCTATCTTTTCCCATCCCAGGACATGACCAAGTTCGATTATGGCGTCCTGCAGATGGGCCTCGGACATAGTGTCGCTTGCTGAAACCTCTTTGATGGCTCGTGAGGTTTTGTAAGGCTGCTGTCGTTCGGTCATGCAGCCCCCTTAATCTTTTCAATAATGGCTGTGGCAAGTTTTAGGGCTATGTCTGGAGCATCTTCGTAAGCACTATCAAAGTCCCTTATCACTTTGGCAATATCCTCTACGCTTACTTTAGGGGCAGGCTTACCCTCTGATATGGCATAAAGTTTGGCTATGCCAGTTTTTTGGTGTTCACTACATTCAGGGCAACACATTCTTTCAGCTGGGCAGTTTTCACAATCTTCTGCAAGGTCTGATATGGCTTGTACTTCTTCTTTTGTCAGGCTAGGGGTAGAGGCTAAGGTCTTTGCATCTTGAGCTTTGAGAACTTTTGTTAAATTAAACATTTCGTCAATAACCATCTGCCCGTCTACTTCGTGGCATTTTGAGTTTTCATAGCACTTGCCGATTTCATCATCGGTCAGTAGTCTAGGGTTCTCTGGCTCTGGATTATTCATGATTTTGCCTCCAACCAATCAATTAAATTAGCGAGTTCGTTATAAATCAGTTTGTAGCCGTGAGTCCATTCGGGCGCATATTCTTCATCAATGCCTGCCCAATCGCCTTGAGCCTGTAAAGCCTCATGCTGAATATGAGTTAGCACATCAATCTCAAATTGCGTTGCCGTAGTTTCAGGCTTTGGTATACTGGCTGGCTCTAACTCTAAATCTTTATAAATATCCTGCACTTCTTTTTCCTGTTGTTCGGCAGTTAAAGTCTCAAACTTTTTACAAGAACAATACTGGCGTGTTGGGAGCAACCTACATCCCATTTCGTCATGACAACTTTTATCATGTCCACAATTATCACAAGGCTCTGATACCTTTTTGTTAGCGTCAACAATATGGTATTTCTCATCACAGACCACACCTTCTGGAGTGTCTATAAACTCTGCACCTACCCACTTTGCACGTTCAAACTGTTTATTCTCAATCCCATATTGAGAACAATAACCATCGGCATAATGCTTATCTTTTGGTTGATGACAATTTTTGCAAACCTCTTTCGGGGCTACTAGCTCTGGAGATACTGGCAAGGGATGGTCTTTATTATAATCATCCCAGTTTTTGTACTCTGTCTCTTTCGGGGCTGGTACTGGCTTATAAGGTTTGCAAGTTGCACAGTCTTTATGATATTTCTCACAAACTGACTGGGTATGTCCTGCTATATGGAAACAGTCAGTTTGACAACCATCATTCCCGCACATGACAAGTGGACTTTTGTCTATTACCAGTTTCATACCTTCATGAACCTTAACCCCTTTCGGAGCTGGTACTGGCTCATAAAGACAGGCGTTTGCTTGGCTGTTGCCTATTTGTCTAGTACAGACATATTTGCAACTATCCGTTTTCTTATGTAGTTTTCTATGTGGGCAAGCCTCATCCGCTACATCGCAATCTCTCCATTTCGGACATCTTACCATTGGCTCTTGGGGCTGAACAGGTGTAGAAAACTGATTACATTTATCACACCAACCTACTTTATGTTCATCAGTGATAAAGTGTAGCGGCAGTCCACATTTGCATAGTTCATTAGGCATCTTTAACCTCTCTCTCCCGGCGCCTTGTAGTTCAGCCCGAGCGCGTTGAAGATGTCGGTCTCGGAGTTGCAGATGATGGGATGGCTCTGAATATCGGAGACACCGAGAGAATGTCCGGGAGCGCCGCTGCCCGTAAACAGGTCCACTAAAGGGCGAGTCCATTCCAGCCCGCTGCCATCGGCGTGCAGCTGAAAGCCCTTGCTTTTCGCCAGTTGGCAGAGTTTGATGTTGTGGTCCTTGCTGCCAGTCCTGATGAGGAGCAATGTCGCCCAGTTTGCCATCGTAGCGAGGTATATTTCAGCGTTGAACCGGGGCGTGAGCGCGATGGTAATGATTTTCTCGCCCCGGGTGACTTTCCCCATGCCGTCCAGTCTCTTGTAAAAGGCCATCGTAGAGTCTGGAATCGCGACGATATCGATGTCATGGACCTCGGGCCGGCCACGGCGGATGCTGCCGGCGACTTCGATCCTTTCACAGTACGGCGCGAGCTGGGCGACGAT